AAACTCAATATTCTGATTATTCTTAATTGTTTGTGCTTCAGTAGTGTCAGAAGTTAAATCCCATTTAGATGCTTGAACTTGTATTCTTCCATAAGCACCAAATGTTGCTTCTGTTATTGTAGGTGCATCTGTCTCACCAGTAGTATCATTAAAGTTAGACACTGCCGTTGCAAGTCCTACATAAATGCCATCACCGGGTCTGGCAAATTCTACGTTTTTAAATATATGACCTAATAGTTTGTTTTCTAAAAAGGTGGTTGCTGCATTTGCTGTTGCCATTTTAAGCTCCTATGTTCTTTGTGCTTTTGGTAGACCTTCAGAATAAGCATCAGTATTTTCTCTTGCTTCTCCATAATCTTTAAGTCTTGTTAATTGATCAATAAATCTTTTTTCGTATTGCTGTATTAGGTCAGGCTCACCTTTCATAAAAATATAAGCATCTACTAATGCACCAAACAATAATGCAAATGGCGCGTTGTCACTTAACCATGTTGTAGCACTATCCGCACCTGCTGTTAAGCTAGTTGGTCTATAATAGTAATGTAATTCTATTGCGTAATTTGAGTTTGGGGTAGGGGCAACTATAAAATTATCTTCGTCAAATTGAGCGTAATATCTTGGAGTTGCTGTAGATGTAGAGCCACTATAGGCTTCTTGTAAAAAGTTTACATCTTTTTGTAAAAGGAAAGCTTCGCTACCTGCAGTTGTGATTTGCATAGAAAATGTAGATAAATAATCAGCAGGAATTGTTAAAAACTTATCACTAGCAGTAAAAGCAGAGGTAACATTTTTTCTAAATATTTCTAAATCAACACTTTTAAATATTCTTTCTTCTGATGCTTTTATAAAATCAGAAAGATGAGAAACAAATGAAGATTCTGAATTATCAGTGTAATCTTGTATTGCTGTCTTTAATTGTGCAAACGTAAAGCTCATTTAAGCCTCCAAAGAAACTGGACCAACTGTAACAAATACACCTCCTCCAGTAACAGAACCTGTTGTAGAAGATGCAGAAATACTTATTGTATACGCATCATCTGTTGTTTTAGTTATAACATATCCTACAGCTAATTCAAAGTTAGCTTTAGTAATTCCGTCAAATCCTACACAGTTTCTAAATCTAACTCTGTCTGATGTAGCCCTGCCATGACTCTTCTCTACAACTGTAATTACTGTACTTCCGCTATCTGCTGCGGCAGTTGTGAATGGGTCAACCAATAAAAGACGCTCTGTAGCAGGCTCTAATCTATCTGGTCTTGCGTCTAACAAACTCTGCGTATCATCTATTTTAAGCCTACCTAAGAAGTTTTGTGGGTGATCTCTATCAACAACATCATAACCTACCCTTAGACCCGTTCTAACGCCGTTCTCGACCTCAAATACAAGGTCTTTTATGTCATATCTAAATCCTGTTCTGTCACAGATACCAAATGCATGTTTTCCACTAGTATATGCCATTACTTTTCATCCTTACTTTTGTAAAAATAATCATCGCTATCACCATATCTGCTTAAACTAGGATTATTTTCTACTTGATATTCCATTGTACTCACTTTGAAGTCAGGCATCAAGGGCTTGTCTGGTGTTAAACTGTTATCGTATATTCTCATTCTATTATTAGGATACAAACCAAACTGCCCATTCTCTAACTCAAGTAGATTATGAGACTTGTGTTCTGCAGGTGTTTCACTTGTACTGTAGTCTATAGTATTTATATCTGCATGATAATTATCTATAGTCGCTACATAAGTGCCTTTTAACTTACCTTGATTTCTTGTGTATGCCTCAAACATCATTGAACTTACAAATTGTTTATGTATAGATACAACGCCATAATCCATACAATTCCAAAACTGTAGGTTATGAAGCTCTAAATCTTTCTTAGGTGTCTCTGGCTCAGAAACAAATGCACTAATTGGTAGCTTGTCAAACATGGCCCCATACTCGGGTAGGTAAGTTTCAAAATAAAAAGCTCTACCCGGCATAGATTTACAAGAAACCCATACACCTTTAACAAACTCTCCATGACCGTCTTCATGATCTCTAAGGTACTCTCTTCTTACCCAAACATGGATTGCAGGAAGATTGCATATCAGTTGTGACAATTAACGACCTCTATTAAAATTCATTCCTCTAGTAGCTGCTCCGCCACCACGCATCTTTACAATGCCACCTTTTTTCATGTAGCCCATTTTATTACGAACTGGAGAAGGAAGTTTGCCCAATCCTTTATTACCCTCTGGTACAGGCTTTAATCCACCAGCTGCTCTTTTAACCATTTTTCCTCCAGTATTAAAATTTCCTGCTATACCAATTTTTCTTTCTTTTTCTTTTGTTGTTGATCCAAAGTTCTTAGGTGACATAAAGTTTTTAGCCTTAAGACCTCTTTTCTCTAAGTTCTTTCTAGTAAAGTCTGCATCATAAGATGAAGAGTTAGATATATTACTTCTACTTTTTTTCTTTACTGGCTTTGATTTCAAAGGACCTTTTGGTGGACCCTGCCTAACGCTAGGCTTTTTAATCTGATCAGTGCCACCTAAACCAAAATCTTTTTTCTTTTTATTAGTTCTAGCAATAGATTTTTTAGGTTTAATTAATTCACTTACACCAGATGTAACAACTGCTCTATTTGCTAACTGCTGAGTATTAGGACCTCTATTAGGAGAAAATCTTTTTGGTGAATTTTTAACAACAGCTGTGCTTGGCTTTTTTATTTCAGTAGTTTTTCTTTTAGAAACTGCAGTGCTATTTTTATTGCTTCTGTTAGGCTTTACATTAGGAGGGTTAAACTTACCACCTCCTTGTCCTTTGGTATTCCTTTGTTGTATTTTATTTGCAGCTCCTCTTGCTCCTTTTACAACTTTGTCTCCTATCTTTTTAAGAGTACTCTTTACACCCGGTACTTTAGAGGCTATGCCACCTACTCTACCTATAGGAAGAAATGGAAGAACCCTACCTAAATCTTTTACTATTGATCTTGGTTTAAGAACTTTTTTACCGTCTTTATTCACTGTGAAAGATTTGTTTTCTTTAATAATTTTACCATCTTTAACTGTTTTTTTTGTATTTTCTGCCATAATTAAGCTCCGTAAAATGTGTCGTAAGGTACAAATCTAGCAGATGCACTTTCTGAATCTTCACCTGCTGCTAATTCAAATTGAAATTCATATTCTTGTTTAAGAGGTGTTACTCTATTTGCAACCTCTGGTCTTTTCATGGCTATGTAGTAAGCAAGCCCAGACACTAAACAAGGAACAAATCTTGGTGGCACAAATGATGTAGTTGTTCCATCTATACCAGATGAAATACCATCAATTCCTGCAATTCTATAATAAGACAAAGTATATGTAGACGCACTATCTGGCACAGGCCATAAGGTCACTGTTGTGGAAGCTGCAAGTCTTTGTATAAATATTTGTGTAGGTTTACCAGTTGTATTCTTTGCTGATTGCTTGGCATATGTTGAAACACTAACTCTTGTAAGGTTTGTGTCTGTCTGGCTGGTTCCAGTGCCTGTTCTAATTTGATGCTCTATTACATCAACAGTATCTGCAGGAAGAGTATACGTTGCTGTACCAGCTGTTAATACTTGAGTACCTGCTTCTATAGTCCAAAGATTCAGGCCTCTATTCTGCCATTCCATAGTTAATATATTAAAACTACGTCTGGCGTTTCTTAGGTCATTACCCGTTCTTAATTCTAATCCAGCTCTTTGATAAGCCTCTTCAAATAAATCTGGTATATCTGGTACTACTACTGCCATTTAAGTGACCTTTCTATAAGACTTCGTCTTTCGTGCAATCTTAGTTGGCTGTTTAGCCACTTGTTTTCCTCGCTTAATTGCTTTTCGCTTTTTAGCCGTAGTGGCGGCGTATTCAGAGGAAGATAAAGCTTTAATTGCCTTCGCAGGCAAATAACGCTCGCCGGTTGCTTTTGGCCCCTGTGTACTAGGTTTACCACTTTTTGTTCGCCACTTCTGTTTACCCCAAGCTTTTAAGCTCCTTTGTGATTTTTTTAAATTAGACATTACTTTTTATTCATCCAAGCTGTTGTACCCATATAAGCCCCAACAATGCCTGCCCCACTTAAATAAAACAAATTACTAATATCTGACAAAGCCTTTACTCTTTCAATATCAATAACAAACATTGCAAATGTAAATACTCCCATTGCAACTAAAGTATATCTTGCCATCCTTAGTTGAGCAAGCTGTTTCCTTAATTGAGTTTCTGTCTCTTTTATAGCTTTAGCGTTTTCTATCTCTTCATCAGAGACAATACCGTCACCATCTAAATCATATTCATTATATTTGCTTGCTGTTTGCAATTTCTTTTGCTTCATTTAGCTATACTCCTCAAGCTTTCCATAACCTGATCTATAGAAGGTTCTTTACCATTAGGATTAAGTTTACATTTATACTTGCGAGGGCATCCTATATGAATGTCTGTAAATTCTAATTCATATGTTCTTTGTGCGCCTACATATACGCAAGCCATCTTATCTTTAAATACTTTTTGTATTTTTAACCTACATGTTGTCATAACTGGTTGTTTAATAGTACCGTTATTAATTTGTTGTTGTCTGGTTAAACTCTTAGGTTTATATTTATAACCATCTGCATACGATTTGTTGAACCAGATAGATGCAACTAATAATATAAATCCTCCAACTACTAATACCAAGAACAGCCAAGCAATACCCTCGCCTAACTGCCGTCTCATTTGTTGTTGTTT